TGAGGTCGAATTCACAGGTAAGATCGATTTCGGCAGCATTGGAGTTCTGCCCGGTCATAGTGCGCATTGGAGTGTCTTTTCTGGGTTAGGCCCTCGGTAGAACCCCCGCGGCGGCAGGGGCTCAAACGAAGACCCAACCCTCTGAGTTAGAGGATTAGGTAGAGGTGTTGGGACCAGCGCCGCCCCTGCTAAGCAGGTAGTGCAGCGCTGCCCTAACCGTGTCTGGCGAGTCTCCTAGGAGACCGAGGCCACGATTGCAGGAGCCACACAGCCAGCCGCGGAAGGCTCCCGTGGCGTGGTTGTGATCCCATTGGGGAATGTCCGAGAACGTTCGCCCGCAGATCTCGCACGAGGTACCAGGGGCCCTGCCCGCAGCGAGAACCTGCCGATCACGAAGAACCTTGTTATGGGCCCTGCGCTTCGGCAGAATGTCACTGTGGTGCTCGGCGTAGTACGCGCGCTTCTTCTCTGGGTTGTACTTAGACATAATCCCCAATGATTTCAGCTCACTGCAAACACCCCATTCTCACCTGGCGCGTAACACACCAACTGAGCGTAGTAGCGGCAGCGGATCTCGATCTGGTCGAGGCCCGGCCGGCGGAGTGCGGACACTCCATCGGAGCTCACGATCTCGGGGAGACCGAGGTGCTTGATGCGCCACGTGCTCATGGTGAGCAGGTAGCCACGGTCCTCCGGGCAGTCCGGGTCCGCGTAGACCGGGATGATACCGGCCGACGTCGCGATCGCGAAGTGCATGAACCCGTACAGCGCGGACGTGCCGGCCGCCGGGGTCTCGTACTCGACCTTGGCGCCGAGGCGCTTCGAGATCTTCGTGAACTGGCGCGGCGAAACCACGCAGAAGTCGGGGTTTGCACCACGCTCGTGCATGACCTCGGCAAGCGACATGATCGAGTCCTCGGCCGGAGCCGTGGGATCGTTCAGGCGTGAGCCAGATAGGCGCGTCGGGTGGACGCTGCGATCGACCGACCAAAAGCTGTCACCCGTGGTCGGAGCCACGAGCGGGAGCCACGCGGCGAGGCCCTTGATCTTCTGGCCCACCGAGTTGAGGAAGTCACCGACCTGGAACACGAAGTCCGTGTTACCGAGGCTGGTGTACCCGGCGCTGATGTTGGCCTGGTCGGTCGTGATGACGCCGCCGTCCTCATCAACCTTGAGCACCGTCGCGCGGGTCGTGACCACGCGCAGCGTCTGGGGGGCGCCACTGTTGTTATTGGCGAAGTCCAGCTGCATGCCGATCGTGAAGAACTTCGCGTCCGCACGGGTCAGCAGCGTGATCGTGTTGCCGACGATGCTCGAGGCGCCGTCGAGGCGGGCCAGCGAGCCGCTACCGTCACGGTAGATGGCATGGGCCATCGAGTTGCCGAGCTGCCGGAGCAGACCGTCAACTTCGAACTTGCGCGCATTGACGAACGAGCCGCGGTCATTCGCTGCCTTGCGAATGGTGAGCTCGTTGATCCAGGTACCCGCGTAGTCACTGGCCAGCGAGACCAGGAACTTCTTGGACTGGGTGGGACCGATCGGGCCACCTGCACCAAGCAGGGTCGCGATGTCCGCGCTGCGGCCCGACGGGTTGTCGTAGACCACCGGGATGACCATGTGGTCGCCGTACGCATCGCCGTCCTTCTGGAGTTTCGCCAGAAGAACGTGCTTGCGCATCATGATCTCTGCGGGGAGACCATCGGGATATAGCTCTTTGAGAAGAGCATTCCATTGAACGTCGCCGAGGACAGTAGCCATTGGGCTAGTCCTTTCTTGTGGGTCACCGCCACAGCCGGTGAGGCCGCTGCGGTTCCCAGGCCCCTAACGCGGGGCCATGCGGAAAATGTTACTTGGTACGGAAGGCCACTTCGGAGGCGCGCCGGACGCGCTCTTCGTCAGTGGTCGCGGGGCCACGCGGAGCGCCTGCTCCGAGCCCTCGAGTGCTCATCGTTTCGCCTGCGGCCTGCACTGCCGCTGCCCCTTGCGGGGCGACTGCCGGTTTCTTAGCGCCAGAGCGCTTTGCGTCTCGGCGAGCTTGACGCTTCGCCATTTCAGCTTCGAGCACGTTCGCAACGTTGCCCGCGGAGAGGTCAGCGACCTGGCCGTTACGCGTCGCTGCTTCGGCCAGGTTATTGGCCGTAGCGAACAGCGAGCGCACGTAATTGTCGTGGTCCGAATCGAACCACGCCTCCGACTCTGGATAGCGCCCAGCTTCGAAGGCTTTCGCCGCGGCACCGAGGCCACTGACGAAAGTGTTGATCTGTTGTTCGGTCGCGCTCTTGGCGGCGGTGTCGGCGGCCTGGCGGCGGGCGACTTCGGCGGCCTGGGTCTCTCGAAGGTTCTTGGCCTCGAAGAGCTTGAAGCGCAGGTCCGGCGGAGCCTTGTCCGGGACCGTGTCATAGAGCAGCGAGGCGCCGAAGAGGGCCTGCTGGTCCTTCGTCATGTTGTGCGTGCGTGCCCAGCCGACCGGATCGGACATCGGGTCCGTGGTCTGCTTGAGCTTCTCGTTCTCGGCCCGAGCTTCGGCAAGCTGCGCTTTGGCGTCGGAGGCGTCACGTTCATGGCGGACACGTGCTTCGCGCTCCTCACGCTGCGACTTGATGAGCCGTGAGAGAGGGGTGACCTCTTCGGGCGCTGGCGCTGCCGGAGCGGCTGCTACTTCGGGCTCCTTCTCGAGCGGCGCGTCCTCCGGGATCATGGGCTGGCCGGGGGCGAAGCCACCGATAAAATCCGAACCCTGCGAGCTCGGTGCGGCAGCGCCGCTCTGCGTATCTTCCATTGTTGTTCCTCAGCCGCCCGGGAATGGAGCCGGAGCGCCCATGGCGGACTGGGGAGACATCCCCGGCTGAATCGCCCCGGGCGGGGGCATGGTGGATGCGAGGGCGGCTTGCTTCGCCTGATCGAGCTCCTCGAGGAACCTGGCGAGCCCGTCCACGATGGCTTTGGGTGCGTTGCGCTGGATGGCCAGCAGGCGACCGGAGCGCACGATGCGGTCCAGGGTGCCCATGTCCGCGAGCTCGTCCACCGGAGGGTTCTCCCCGTGGTAGAGCTTGCGCAGGATCCACTTGGCGTAGGTCTCGGGCGCGGTGTCGATGTCGCGCGATGCGTCGAGGTCCGGGTGACCGAGCAGGGCGCGGCCCTCCTTCGGATCGATCCAGCCGGTCTGGGCGAGTTCGATGGCCGACTGCGTGCGCGCGGACGGGGAGAGGGCCTCGAGCGAAGAGGCCGCCGGCCGGATCACGTAGGCGTCCACCGGCAGGTCCGGCCACTCGATGGTGTGCATCAAGCGGCGGTCCGCCCACTTCATCTTGGGGGTGGACTTGGTGGCCTTCGAGTGCGCGGCGTACATGGCTGCCATCTTCATGGCTGCGTCAACGGCGATCGCGTACTCCCAGCGCTGGCTCACGGGGGCAAAGCGCTGGCCCTCCTTGAAGCTGTACTCACGCTGCGCGGGCGCGGACTCGAGGCCCGGAGGCAATTGGTTGGACGCGGAGACCTGGGAGATGCCCTCGTCCTCGTAGCCGCCGCCCTCGAGGTTGTTCAGCCAGGAGTAGATCTCCGGCGGAACGGAGTTTTGCGACTGGATGGTGGGCGGCTTGCGCGACATGATGATCGCGCCGAGCTCGTTGCTCATCTGCATCGTGGGGACACCGCCGGCCGGGTCCACCCACGCGCGCGGTGTCGCGAAGAGGTCGTGGCACTTCTGGATCCAGCGGTACATGTACGTGACCCGCTGCTGGCGGCCGTACTGCCGGTAGGCGATGCCGTCGCCGTAGAAGCCCGAGATGGGCTGCGACCACCAAAGGATGGTGTAGGGGTGCCACTCGTAAGGCCATGCCTCGTCCTTGAGGATGAGCCCCGGGACCGCGATGATGTGGCGCGGGTCGTCACCGAGGTGCACGGCCTCCACGAGAATGGTGTAGTCCTTGGGAACCGCGCGGTTGGGCCAGCTAACCGTGGCGCTCGCGGCGCGGATTTTGTAGCGCTTGGACATGTCCTCTGGCGTGGAGCCGGAGGCGTACTTCTTGATCAGCGCGTCCGTGCGCACCAGCGTACGGTGGTACGTGTTCTGCGGGTCCAGGTGGTCCCGGCACTCTTCCTCGTCCACGATGAAGTCGTCAGGGAGGACGCGCTCCGTACAGACGTGGTAGCGGTCGCCAGTGCCCTCGGCAACGTACTTCCACATGCCCGTGCCGAAGACGGTCGAGTCGTGGAAGCAGCGCGGGGCTACCTGGTAGATGCCGGAGAGCTCGTAGGCGCCCACCATGAACTGGTCCATGTCCTCGGCCTGGTGCTGGACCTTCCAGTCCGCGCCGTCCGTAACGAACGTGGCCTTGGGGCGCGAGCGCACGATCAGGGCCGTGGCCGTGTCGCAGACCGAGCGGATGATGGCCTTCGTGGCCTCGAACGGTGCGCGCGCGTTGCCCGTGGAGCTCGT